ATTATGAACAACCACTTACTCCATCTGGGCAAGGAACACTCCATGTTAATTTTGTATTTAATACTGGATAATCGGAATTCGGGGCATAGTAAAGATAAAAATAGTCATTGCTTCCAACTCCGGACAGGTATGCCCCAGTTTTCCCAAAATTATCTATTCCAGTTGTTATCTGTGGAATAAAAACACTACCATTTCCACTGCCAGAGAATATTGCATCAAAAAATGGAACAAGATTGATTGTATCTCCTTGTCCATTACCATAACCAAGGTCTTTATATGCTGCAACAAAACTTTTTACAGTCAATACATTAGATTGAGTATAATTTTGAAAATTGAATGTATATAAAACTTGACCAGTTCTTGTTCCGCTATTTGGTAATCCAACTTTTAAATTTATTAAATTAAAATTTGGATTGGATCTTGATGTTGCATCAAAATAAGAGCTGTTCATTGAATCAGCTATTGTTATGTCTCCAGTATTTGGGCTCTTTCCCTGTTTTCTTCTAATATTATAATTATTTAAATTATTTGTCCAATATGTACTGCCTAATGTAATGGCGCTATCTATTTCATTAACATATGGTTTAAGACCATGATTTGAAATATTAAGATCTTCTCCTGTATAGTTCCAAGGTTTATAAGCTCCAGTATCTTTTGAGAATTTTCCACCTGAAGGATTAACTAAAAATTGAGAATTATTATCTGATAAATAAAAACTAATGTTTTGATTTAACGGACTTGCCCCAATTGAAACATTGGATGGTTCAAGCGGCATTCCATGTGGAGGAACAAATGATTCTCCATATTCATTTGCAAAAGTATAAATATGAGTTCCAGTATAATCAAAATGTTGCAATCTTTTTTGACCATTTGGCGCAATAGAATTTGTTACTTGTCCATCATTAATTAATTTTACCCCAGGCTGTGTTATATTAAAGAAAGCGTTCCAATAACCACTCCAATTGCCTTCTGTATTATGAGTGTTATTAAAATACATTGACTTATAATTTACTCCCGTATCAATAGATACATTCAATTTATAAGTAACATTTAAAATGCTACCTGAAGTATAATTAAATGGATAAACTATCCTAGCAAAAGCTGCTGTTGCATCACAAGTTTTCAACCTAGCTTCTTGGGCGCTGTATTTGGTTTTTAACCAACTATAATATTCACTAATAGAAGAACAGTCTAAGCCAGTAGCATAATCGTCATACTCACTACAAGAACAAAATTTTATACCACCATTTCCTGTAACATAAGGTCGCCCAGGAGAAACCATAAATTCATTAAATGTCCCATCAGATTGGAAAACTCCACTTGGATTTGATCCTCCCAAATTAGTTGGAAGAGTCCATTGTCTAAATAAATTTACTCCGCCGTCAGAAAATGTATAACCACACGCAGGATACAAAGCATAATTTGTATCTGGAGAATCCCAATTATTTCTGTTTCCTAAATAAGATAAATCTGGAATTGCAATATCCAATCCAGTTGTTTCAGAAAATATATTTGGAAAGTTTTTTAATAATGAATTTCCTTTATCCCCCGACCCAATACTTAAAAATCGAAAGCAATCAGCAAAAGCAAAGTAATAAGGATACATTACTCCAGAGTTTGTAATAAAGTTGTCTATAAATTCTGACGTCTTTATTAAGTTGCCGCTAGCGTCATGCAAGTCTAATTTGAATTGGCCTTGTAATTTTAATCCTAGTGCTGACATATTTTATCTTCCAGTCCAGCTTAAAGTTAAATACAATTCCATGCCATTTTGAGTGCTCATGCCTGGGAATTTTCCTCCTGTAACTGGTAGATAAGTATTTACTCCTGCATTGTTTGCAGTTGCATAATTTGGCAACAATCGGTATCCAAGATTTCCAATATTTTCAACATGATTAATAACTCCTGATGGTTTTTTCCATGCTATGGCAGATACAGTTAATGTTTGATTATTTGCTGATCCAAAATTGGAAGCAGGTCTGCCAGTATATTGATTTAAAGTAGATAAACTCAAACCCAATCCTGAACCTCTATTATAAATTGTATTAAAGGTATATCCAGTAATTAAATAACTTGGATTTCCTAAAAATTCCATACTAATGTTTGTATGTGCACCGCCATCACCAAATACTAAAACATTTCCTGTGGCTATAGTATCCATATAAAGATTATTGATAACACTTTGACCATTATAAAGAACGTCATTGATTAATGTTATTCCTTGATCACGTATTGGATTAGAATAAATTCCATTTACAGAACCGCTATAACCGCTGCAAAAATAACCTACTCCAGTTATTCTCACTCCAATTCCACTGTCTATAGTTGGCCAATATACATTAGATCCAGTTGAGTTTGGAATACCTCCATTAAAACCTGTCCAAGATGGATTATCAACCAAACAGGTATCAATTTGAGAAGAATAAAATTCTGTATCAGCAATCACTCCATAAACTGATCCCCAACCAGTATTTCCATTGTAAGCTATATTTCCAGGAACATTTTCATTTAAAACTTGGCCAGTAAATAAATATCCAACTTTTTTATTTCCGCGAGGAATAAAAATATTACTCCCTTCATAGACTACTTGATTTAAAAGTGGTTGTCCTTCATTAATTCCACTTGGATTAGTAGAAACTGAAACACCATTACCCATGAATCCATATGCAGTCCAAAATCTATTTACTGAAGATGGTTGTGAACCATTTACTCCAGTAATATCAAATCTGACGCTTGCGACACCACTACCTCTTTCAACCAAATAAATATCAGGAATAAGACGATAATGAGGCATATTTGCTCCCTTACCTTGATCATCAAAAAATAAAAAATCAATATAAGGATGAAAATTGGCACGTCCAATTGTATTGGTTGCTGTATTGTATCCAAGAGTTAAACTGCCATATCTGCTATTGGTACCATAACTATTTATTGGAGAAAAAATTGATCTTTTTGTGACATATTTATTTCTAATTGGTATGGCGGCGGTTCCAGTACCAGTTATAGAAATATCAATTGGTAATCTTTTTAAATAAGAAGAATATACTGCTCTTTGTCCATAATCAGAAAATGAACTATTAAATCCAAGTCTACCAGGAGTAGCAAAAGCAACTGGACTATTTTTTGCACCAATATAACTTTTTGTTTGATAGTTTAAAGAAACAAGTCCAGAATTATAATTTGATATTGGAATTATTCCTTCAAGACGAATATTTGATAAAATTTCTGCTTCAGTTGTAGCAGCATCATTTTGAGAAGTTCCTGCTGGAGTATTTACTGCGTCTCCAGAATAATACCATTTATATGCATCACTAAAAATAGATCCATCTTCCTTGTCAGAATGAATTGCTAAATCTCCACCAACTTGACTAACAAATTCTGCATAATTGGCCATTAATCCATAAGAATTATATGCTCCATATTCTCCTGTTGAAGCTCCACCAAATTTATTAACAGCAAATTGAGATATATCAGGGGAAAGATAAAAAACAGATTTTTGACAATTAATTTTACTTGGCTCAAGGTCTGCTCCCATTTTAGGAATAACACAAGCACCCACTCCATCAATCATTTGAATGGCAGGGAAAATTTGACGATAAATACCGCTTAATGTAGACCATCCACTTAGTAATTCAAATTCATTTGAACCATTTGCTCCAGTTGAAGCATTACCAGTATTAAAATATCCACCAACAGTATCATTATTTCCAGAAAAGAAAGTGTATCCAGACGCATAATTTGAGAAATTTATGCTTAATTGATAAGTTATTGTCGCAGAATATCCAGAAGGGACAACAATTGTTCTGCTAACTAAACTAAAAGCTTTGTTACCATTGACATCACTACCACTCGATGGAGAAGTCATGAACTGATTTATTGTCATGTTTTGAGCAACAGTATTTCCATTTTCGTATGAACCAGTTGGAATAGTCCAACCCCTATATAAATTAACTCCCTGGTTTGACAAAACTGTTCCACAAGCAGAAGAAAGGGATCCATCATATGTACTATCATGTGGTCCACCAATTTCATAACCTTCCCAACCAATATATTGACCAGATTGACGGCTATATCCTCCAGTAGTTGGATTATAAACACTAAAAGACCCTAATCCCGTGGCTAAACCTGTCCCATTAGAATTATTTGTTGGAGCAGTAAGACCAGTACCAATTGACAAAAACATGAAACATTTAGCAAATGGATAAGTAAATGGATAATTCAATCCAACATTGGTAATATCATTCGAAAACCAATCGGTGGACTCAGCAAGTTCCCTTGATTTGCCCCCTCCACGAAAGATATCTACTTTATACTGACCTTTTAATCCACAATTTATACTAGTATTCATTATTTTTAATTACACCACTTTATTTTAATTTCTGGCGGTAAAGCTATCTAAGAAATAAGTTATATTATTAATATCATCTTGTAATGTTATTCCAGTATAGTCATAATTGAATCTTCCAGAGTAAGATTCTATAGAATATGTTATATTTGAATAGTCATTGTTTAATGGAAAAAATTTACCACTTAAGTTTATTGATACTGCTCCAAAATCAGATGAATTTCCAGTAAAAAATCCAGAAAATTTAGGAGATAAGTCAAATTGATGTGGCGAACCATCAATAACTGCCCCTGAAATGATTGTAGATATTATACTTTGATCAAAGGTTATTCCACTTAATAAACCACTTAAAACTATTGAATTTGAAATTATATCTGGATTACTACCAGTTATAAGACCAAATAATACAACATTAACTGTTGAAAAATCAGTATCTTTAGGAAAGTAATTCCCAGACATTACTAAGCTTGAATTAGTAAAATCAAAGTCACCATACAAGGTACCAGATAAATTTGCAGAAACAGTTGGATATCTTATTCCAGCAGAAGAATCTGTGAGTAAAGTAGTTTGAAATGCGCCACCTGCACCTTCAATAATCTGCAAAGACACAACTTCGCCTGCATATGGGAAAAACCAATTAAAATCGGCAACAGTTCCAGCTTTATTGTTGCCTCCCTCAATAACTAATTGTTTTTGTTCAATAGTTAAATTTGTGGGAAAAGTTTGACCACCTTTCCCTGGCTGCTGATAGAAGCCAAATAAATTAAAGCTTCCAAATGACATTTTTATTCTTTATTTTTTGCTAGAATAAAGTAGTGCTGCCATGTAAGTATCAACTTGATGCTCTGCTGCAATAGCTAAAACTTTACCTACTCTATCTAAATTTTTGTCAATTGGATTATTGCAATATTCTTCAACAGAATTTTTCCAATTTTCCTGTTCTTCATTAGCAATAATTACGTTTAAAATTTCTGAACCAATTGAAATTTGGGCATCAGTTAGTTTTTTAATTTTATGTTTTTTCTTTAATTGAGAAAAGATTTCTTTTTCAACTTCTTGAGATAGGAGCATGTTATCTTTTAATCTAGATAAACTAAATTCCATTTCTGGTTTTTGTTCACTTGCTTTTGCTCCAATCGGAGAAATCTTTTTTGTAGTTTGAGGAGCAGTGGCTCCTTGTGGGCGTCCAGCTGAGTCTCCTGGGGCTTTTGCTCCGCCAATCAAAGGAACATAAAGACCTGCATCCCTTTGTTTCTTGTAAGCCTTTTGACCATCCTCAAGCTCGTCAATTTCTGGAAGACGATTAGTTTGAATAGCTTCAATACCTTGTTCTGGAGTTAAAACGCCTACATCAATTAAATGGGAATATATTTTACTATAAAGTGGATCATCTTTTTGAGTTGTGTCATCATAGTAAGGAGTTGGGTAACTCTTAAAATTGAGTGATTTTGAAATTCTCTTAATTTCTGGAATCAAGAAGTTATTTAAAAAGGATTCTTTTGCTTGTTCAAGTCTCTTGACAAAAACTTCGATTTTCTTTTGTTGGTTGGCAAACTTTTCTCCACCCAAAAATACGTTATTTAAACCGACATTAATGTCTTTGTCAATGATCTCGTATTTTCTTGGGTCAAGTAGTTCAGCAATTTTTGGAACAATAAACTCTGCTTTTGTTGTATAATCTGCGACTAGAACTCTGCCAACTGATTGATTGGTAAATAATGTTTTTATAGTTTCTAAGTTCTTTTGATTGATGCCACCCTTATCTGGTTCATTTCCAGCAGTGACAAGCAATATTATTTGCTGCATTGTTCTAGTAATAGCCATATCAATTCGACGCATTTCGATCTTTGCATTGATATCTTCTAATACTGGATAACCCATGGGAACAGCAAATGGTTCATAGTCTTGTTTTTTATAAAAGACAATCTTAACCTTTTTTGTATCCAAGGGAATATATACGCTGCGAACACCAGCACGAATTTGATCTTTTGTAAATGTTGGTAAAGAATTGAATACTTCAATATCTTCTTCAGTTTGTAAGTTACGAAGTTTTGAAACTTCGTATTCAGTTAAAATTTTATAATAAATACCATATGAGAAGTTGGCTGTGCCCAACATGTTGATATCAGCAGGGTTCAAGATAATGTATCTTGCTGGCATCTTCATTGGCTCTATCTCTAATTTAATGTCTCCTTGTTGAAGCAAGGGGTTATCGTCTCCATCTTTTGGGTATCCAGTTGGATAGCCCATTTTATTATTTTTGTCCAATCCTGGGTCTCCAATAATTCTATTTTGATCAAGAATTGGGTCGCCAATTGGGGTAACTCTTTTTGAAGCAAATGGATCTTTTTGAGCAGCCATGCTTTGGACTAATTTTCTAATATCATTAGGCTTAACTTCTGCATCGAAACGATAAATAAAGACGTTGCCACTGCGATAATATTCACGAAAAAATTTATCTTGCAAATCCCAAATGTTAATCTTCTTAAAAAGAGCTTCAAAGAATATTCTGGATTGTTTTGTACCGCCTTTATAATAGATATTATCAATTGAAAATTCTGTCATCAAATCAATGATATTACGAAAAAGAGCAAAATTATAATAACACTTCTGGCAAAGAATAACTGCATCACGAATGTCAACAGCAGATTTACTTGGCCCATAGATAGCGTTGGAGTTGCGGAAAGGAACAAGACCATCATCAATATTTTTAAAACGATCTGTTCTTTCAATTGACCCAGCTACATCTCGGCGCATTCCATCGTTGCCATTAGATGAAGCTTCAGCAACCATCTCTGGCTCAAAGGGTTTACTTTTTTTGTTTGTCTTTTTGGTTGCCTTCTTTGAATTTAAAGAAGAATCAGATGATTGTGCGCCAATCATTTCTAATTTTTCTAATTGTTTCTTTTTTTTCATAAATTTATATTAATATGTATAGGGATTTGTATATGTCCCAAAACAAGATATTTGATTATCTACATCATCCGCAAATCTTAATATTGAATAAATAAATACTTGTCCTCCATTTGGGCAAGTAAAAATATCATTTGGCCATTTTATTCTATTGGTACTATAGCCAGAAAAATAAAATAATGATGGCTCAAGATTGCCATTTGGAACGCCTAAGTTTCTAACTTTTAACAATACGCATTTTCCAGTATTAAAATATGTCCAATCAAAATCTATTCCTATTTTATTAACTCCAGGATATTGAGTTCCATTTCCACTAATTATAATATTAAATACATCTAAACCAGACGGTTGGAGAAGAATACCTGTTCCATTATCATAATTTGCTACCACATAACTTGAATTTCTTAATAATGAGGGCTGTCCTGATGGGCCTTGAGGACCAATTGGACCTTGGGGTCCTGGACTGCCAGACATAAGATTGGCACCCAGATTAACTATAGCATTATTATAATTATACCATAGGAAATATCCACCAGATATCGTAGAATTAACAACTCCAGTACCACCAGAAGAAACTGTAAAGCTTAAAATTCCACTAGTTGGATTATATGAGCTTACTGTTCCAAAACAATAAGAATTTGTTACTGAATTGGATGAAAGTATAATGCTTTGATATGGAGTATAAGAATAACCAACAAGACCAGAGTTTCTAAATGAAACAAGTTGACCAGTTAAAAATCTTGCTCCTGTTCCACTTAATCCAGTTCCATTTACAGTTATACCAGTAATTCCATTTAAATAAGATCCAACCCCAGTAGGGAAACCAGATTGAACATAAAAACTAGTACTGTATCTGTCTGCCACTCCAGATAATCCCGTTGCTCCTGTTGCACCAACTGCTCCACTCATTGCTAGTAGTTGCCAATAAATACCACTTTCTGGTGGATTACCAGCCGTGGGAGAGCTACCAGTATAGATATAGGAAGAACCAATTCTTGAGACAGTGTCGTTTTGTTTATATGTATTTGTATTTAAATATTCGCCACTGAAATAATTTGTTAATGAACCTGCTGGACCAGTTGCGCCACTTGGTCCTGCTGGACCTCCTGCTGGTAAAGTAATCCAAGGTGATGTAGAGCCATCAGAGAATACAAATTGTATTTCATAAACTCCTTGATTTATAGCAACAATATCTGCGCCATTATCGCCTTGTGGACCAGTTGGCCCTATTGGACCAACTGGACCAACTGCCCCTTGAATTCCTTGAATACCTTGTGGACCAATTGGACCAACGCCAGATGAAACATATGCATCTCCAGTAATGATTGCAAAAGAATAAGCATTTGTAAAAGAATCTTCAGTCATTACTTGATCTTGCAAAGAATAGACAATGAAGCCATATTTATATTGATTTTGGGCAGTGAATCTAGTATTAAAAGTTAAGCTTGTTCTATATAAGTCTGGATAGTAATATGAACCAAATACTTCATCATTTTTGACTGCCCTTCCATTGTTAGAGAAGTCAGTTAAAAAAGTATTCTCATCAGCATATTGACCTGAATAAATTCCAACTTGAGAATCTTTATCAAAAAATGCCAAACGCCAATATCCTGTTCCATTAACAGAATCTGAATAGTAATTGCTTTGACCTCCAATTATTCCAGTTGGAACAGTTGTGCCAGTCAAAGATCCACTCAATAACAAATAATCTTCTTCATTAATTGTATGGGTATTTAATCCAGAAAGATTAACTGTGTAAGTCATTCCCCTCATCAAAGATATTGCTGGGAAGACGCTTGAATCATAATAATCTAAAATATATGCTCCACTTGGGAAATTAACTTCAGTATAACTTCCTGTATTGGGAGCTTGTCCAGAATAATAATCAAAAGTTACAGTTCCAGGAAGACCTTGTATTCCTTGAGCACCGCTGGGTAAATAAATTGCACTACCAGTTCCTCTGAAGTTGTCAAATTGAGGATAAATAATACTGCCACTTTGAAAAAATCCAGTTATACTGATTCCTGTTGCGCCACTTAAAGGAGGTATATAGACTCCTGTAGTTGTTCCATTTGATAATTGTAGATACAGTCTATATGTACTACCACTATAACTTGCACCAGTAATGCTGGTTCCAGTTGCTCCAGTAATGCCTGTGGCGCCACTTGGACCTTGGATACCTTGTGGTCCTTGAATTGATATAAAATTGCCAGAAGAGACAATTGTATAGTTATCTATCTTGACAACTCCCGCACCACCAGAAGTAAAAGCAGTAACGAAAGAGCTTCCAATTTGAATTCCACTGCCAGAAGGGAGTGTGAGGCCATTAGAGTATACATTTTTATAATAATTTGATGTGGAACCAAGATTATAAACTCCAGAACCAGATGGAACAATGTTTCCAGAAGTGTTAAGTTGCGACTGTGCAGCAAAAACGCTGACTATATAGCCAGAAAGTTCCGGTTGATTTAATTGTCTTAACCTAATTGTACTATCCATTTTTTTATTCCTTGCTCCGTATTATTATAATTACAAACTAATGGTAATTACACTTTTTAAAGCAAAATAGGTTCAAAACTGGATTGAGATTCTTCCTCTTGCACTCTGGTTATATCATGGTAGCATTTTAAGCCCCAACAAGCCAACATTAAGGCAGTATAAGAGTCTCTTCTCATTCTTGAAGAAGAGTTGTCTCTTTTCATTATTTGGGGCAAATCAAAGCTTTGGGTGCCTTTGGCAGTAGATTTAACTTCAATTGATGCACATTGATACTTTGTTTGCCTCATTAATACTTCTTGCTCATCAATAAAGTCCCCAAGGCACTCTTCATCAACTAATTGTAGATCATTATCAAAGTTTGTGGATACAGTTTTATCAAATGTGGATTCATCAGCCTTGATATTAGATCCAAACCATATTTTCTTATAATCAATACAACCTTGTAGCCATTCATTACCTTTTCTAATAAAATCTGTTGTAAAGTACTGAGTGAAAGCTATTCTATGGATTTCTTTATTGAGGCTCCTTCTGGCTATTTTTAATTGATCTTCTAATTCTCCCCCATCTTTTTCAGCATAGAATTCAAATACTTTGATCTCAATCTTTTCTTTCTTTAACCATTCGCTTTCATTTGCAGCTTCAAGGAATTGATAACCAGCATAGTCAATAATGACCATTTCAATATTAAAATTCTTTAAAATATAGTAAAAGTATTTGATATGGTCTTTTAAATCTTTACCAGCTTTGGCATAGTTATGAACAACTGTTCCTGAGCACTTTCCTTCATCTATTTCTACTACGCACATGGCAAAATGGTCAGCAGTTGGAGAATTGGAGAAGTTTGGGTCAATTGCTATTAGATATTTCTTATCTTTGTTGCCTTTTAACAAAATAGAGGGTGATTCGCCATCAGGAATACTACACTCTAGCATTTTCTTCATTGAAAAGTAACTATCTGACCCATCAATAAATTGTGCCCCATATTCCCTTTTAAAAGTTGCCGCATTAGATTCATTGCTGCTTGCCAATTGAATAATAGATTTATCAATACGGTCTGGAGGAATAGCATTCCAAGCTAATTGACTAATGAAATACTTTTCTCCAGTTTCTGTCATATCGGGCGCATAAATCTTTTTAACAAATTCATCATACTTCTTATAAAGAAACTCGCAAGTATAGCTTGCTGAAGAAAGTCCAATGAACTTTGCTTTATTTGGGAACACCATTCTTTCTTCTTCTTTTAATAAGCCCCTTCTAATTAATTCATCTTCTTTGCGACGAATGGTTTGGCGCTCATCAATATCTTGTGGAGCCAAAAGGAATGGCATCAAGACTTTTTCAACAATTTCCTCATTCATCAATAGGAACTCGTCAATAACAAGAACATTGGCGCGGAAACCACGAATCTTTTCGCCATTCAATGGGATAGCTACAATTTCTCCACCATTTATGTTCCATCGGAATTCGTCATTTCTTTTTGACTTGGCTCCCATTGCTTGAAAAAGTAATTTAGCTCCAGGACTATCGCACATCTTTTCAATATGATTAAAGATGAATCTTGCTGTTCTGAATGTGGGTCCAGCAATTAAGATTTTTGATTTTGGAAAAAAGATGCATTGCAAAATACAAAACATTGCCGCAGAAAAAGTCTTACCAAGACCACGACCCCAAACACACATGGTATAATTACTATTTAACATTCCTTTGATGTTAATAATTTGGTCAGGATAAAGCTTTGTTCCAGTTAATAACTCTGTAGTAAAACCAATGTTGCGATAAAGAAATCTTGCAAGAGTAATCTTTGCAATCTTTTCATCAAGATCCCCAGTCAATAATGCAAACTCTTTGTTTACATCAAGAACTTCTTTTTTATATTTTTCGGGAGAGTACCACATTATAGTTTTCCTAAATCATAGAGAAGTTGAAGGTCAACATCTTTAACTTGTTCATCAGCAGAGAATAGTTTTTGAATTACTCTGCTTGATTCCTCCCTATCATTAACAAATAAGAATTGTATATGCGTATACTTTTGCATCAAATCTCTAATGTTATGATATAAAAATTCTACTGGTATCTTTATCTTGCCAGCCACCTGTCTTTGAAGCGGAAACTTTTCTAAACTAGAAAAAGGACTTTCAACAAGTATAACTAAATATCCATCCGCCTCTTTTGCGCGAATTATCTCACGCTCAAACCTCTCATATCCTCCAGTTAATGTTCCCCATGCATCTCCAACAGATTTTCTTTCTATATAAACTGAAGACCCCTTCATTCTATAGTCTCCAAAAGACATGCCCTGAACCCTTGTTCGGTTGTCAAACTCCAAAGCTTTTTGTTCTCTTGAATCAGTAAAGATAAATTTTTTTGAGACATCCTTGAATTGTTTTTCATCTAACTTGTTTGAAGAAAAACGAATTTCCAAGCCAATCTCTTTACATAAATTAGAATAAGATCCAAACCGTTCAGTTATATACTTGATTCCTGGCATCATCATTGTCTTTAACTCAACTTGAGTTGGGGCATATTTCAATTTACCTTTTTCTTTTCGTTTGACTAAAATATTTCTAATGTAATCTTTTGCGAGTTCGGTGGGAATAGACATTAGCCACCCCTTTAATGATGCTTTTGAATTAAAGTCAGCAGAAAAATATTGCTCTTTGTTTTTATATTTAATTATTAAACCAGTATACCTATCTTTTCTAGGGAAATGAGTTTGATAGTATTCTGTTTGTCTAATTTTATGAGCCTTTAAGTGATGATGCAAAGAAGTATCATTCTCAAAACTTTTTGCGCAGATTTTACAAATAAGACTCATAGATTATCCATTCAATATTTCGTCTTTGTTCAAGCCAAGTATTCTAGCTTTGATTTCATCCATGCTGGTAAGTTTTTCAACCTCTTGGGCAATTGCATCTTGTTCAATTTGAACATACTTGATCATTTTTTTGCGCTCTTCTTCGTCTCGCCACATCTGTACAAGGTTCAAGATAGATGCATTTTCTTTAATTTGTTTTGAAAGGCGCGTGCTTCTTTTTTCTTTCAAATCATCAAGTAGTTTTTGTTGGCGCTTGATGCATTGGTCATATTCAGTACTGGCTTTACCAATTGCTTCCACCAGTCCCATAGAAACTTTCATTGTGTCTGGGTCATTGCCAGTTACCTGTTCAAGAGCAAACTGCATTCTTTCGCTGCGGCGCAAAACTTTGAATCCTTGCACAACTTGATTTGATAATTCGATGTATTGGTCAACTTCTTCTTGATTTAAATCGGGCTTATCATAGGTATAGCGGATAAAGGCATCTTCACAAAGTGTTCTGTCATCCTCGCTATCAAATGTATTCATTTGTTTGATGAAGCGAAATGTGTGCAAGTAATTGATAAGAGCTTCTAAGCCTTTTCTTTGATGGTTTTTTAAATTTTCTTTATCAAGGGAGCAGTTTACATATCTATTTACTCTTCTCAATACTTTTTCAATGGTTGCAGGAGGTTGATAATTCTCAGATGGGATATCATCATTCTGTGCTTGATTATAAATTACCCTTGTGTCAAGAGTTTTTATAAATTCATTTACTGCGCGGGTTTCTGCATTTAGATTGGTAAGACTTGAATTTTGAAAAACGGCTTTGGCAATTTCAAGCGAGTTCATTGTAGAAACATGATTGATAATGAATTGCCTGTGCTCTTCACTCAATTGTATTTCATTTGTTCTGGGGATGTAATCGCTTGTTGCCCTAGCTTTTAGTTTATACTTGGATAAAGATTTTTTTACTGCACGACCTTGGGCGCTTCTGCCATCAAAGTCGCCGCCAAATATCTCTTTTGTAATTTCTTTTAACCCTGGTGGACTTTCTGGGGTCTTGTTCCAAAAATCCATCATTTGTTTCTCTTGCTCTGGAGTAAGAGAATCTATTTCTGGAGAATTTTCCATATTAATCTAAGCCTTCTTTTTCTATGTATTCCTTAGCCTTAATGATAATTGACTTTGTGATGTTTTTTATTTGCCTGTATCCTGGGGTGCGACCTTTTTCATTAGAAATGAAGCCTAATCTTTTTGCAACAACAGACTCTTCTTCGTGGTCAATATACAAGCCTTTGTATACTTGATACTCTATTGGCTTTAATATTTTTTTCATTACTTCATGTAGCTTTTTTATGTCTTCTATTCCGTAATTGTTATTGTCTGGAATTTCATATACTTCATAGTTATGATTTTCTATAGAGACAGGCAGTTTAACAAATGTGGCAGGTTGTTTGTATTTTTTCCAATGAGCAAACAGGGGGCATGCATCACATTGCTCTTTGTATATCTTGCAGCCATCACTATCAACTGCAGCATCACACCTTAAACAAGGGCGTGCATAATTTGTATAATGATTTCTAATTAAATTGCGAAGCTGATTGGTTATAATGATGCTGACCCAAGGCTGCAAAGGTTTTTCGGGATTGTATTGTTTCCATTTTTGGTAAATGTGGAAGCGAATGATTTGAGAAACGTCATCGTAATCCATCCAAGCTATTGAAGATAAGCTCCATTTTGATTTTCTTTTTATTATTTCTTGATTGATTAAACCCAAACAGTCTTCGAATTTGGGACGTTTCATTTTGCTCATTTTATTTTTGTCTTAATGAGCCAGCCTCATTTTTGAATTGTTGTAAAAAGGCTTGCTGATCAACTTGTGGCGGGGCACCTCTTGTAAAGTTTTCTGCATTTTGAGGCAGTGATGCGCCTTGTTGAACTATGTTGCCAAAGCTTTCTTTTGATGGATTGTCTTGTCGGATATAATCTATTTCCAATGCAGACATGGAAATATCCAAATGATCTATATGATCAATGTAACTATCATCATCGTCATCATCTCCTTCTCCCCTTGATACTGGAGTAAAAGTTGATTGTGGTTTCTTTTTTGGTTTAACTTCTACCACTTCTTCAACTGGAGGCTTTGAACCCAAAGAAGATTGAGATGTTCCGCAGTCTGGACAGAATTTTGCAGTGGGAACAAGTTTTATTCCGCAATGATGACAAAATTTATTTTTTATACTCATATTTAATTTATTTTATAATAGAAAGACAGCTATTTATTAAAAATTTACACAATTTTATGCCAAATCTATTTTATCCCCTATCAAAAGAAGAAAAAGTTGACTTTTTTGTCAAGTGCCAAGAACTCCTGATAAAACATCATTCCAATAGCAATTTCATAGTAAAAGAGAGTAATTTGGAAGAAGCGGCAGATATATTTATGGACAAAATCGACAAATACAAGGGGTATTATTATTTTGATGAAAATGTTTGTATTTTATGGAATCATGTATATGTTTCCAACCCAAATGACGCCAATGGTTCACTTATTGATAATGCTTACAAGGAACCAAATGCAAACTATAATGCAGTTAGTATGGACTTTGTGGTATGCAGAAAAGTGTCTGATATTCTCAAGTTTGCAAAAGAAAATGACTCTGCACAAGTAGAATACCTTCTTTCAATAAAGAACGGCAGATCTAAATTGATTAAAAAAGAAGACTTGCTAAAAAATATCAAATCTTTTTAGTTGGTAATTGATTGAACTTTTTAACCAAGTATCTAACAAGCTCTGAGCGCATGATATCTTCTTCCCCAAACTCAAAGGTATAAATGCCTTTTTCGCGGCTCTCTTCATTATTAAACAATGCAAAGATTTCCTCAAATCCGCCGCCTTTGCCATGAGCAAGGTCAGTCTGGAGTGGGTCTGCCAATACAAAGCATCTGGAGAACTGACCTAACCTAGTTAAAATGGTCACAATTTCTTTTCGTGAGGAGTTTTGCGCCTCATCCATAATGATGGCTTTGGCATTCCAGCTCATGCCACGGGCAAAGTTGGTTGAAAAGCAAGTGACTTTTTGTTGTTTTTTTAATGATTCAACATCATTGGAGGGCAGCAATTCGTGCAGCTTGTCTTCAAATGGTAAATTGTAAAAGGCCATTTTCTCTTCATTGGTTCCTGGCAAATAGCCCATTTTTGATTCGGAGCTTTCCACTGCTGACCTGACATACATGATTTCAGATACTTTTTTCTGGTCAAGCATCAAAAGGGCAGCATAGACTGCAAGTATAGACTTGCTGGAACCTGCAGGACCTTTTATGAAAATGAGTTTAACTTCTTTATTGGAGACTAAGTCAATGAATTTTTTTTGCTTTTCTGTCCACTGGATTTTGTTCTTGAATTGGAGCTTGCCTTTGAATTTGTCGTCTTGATAAACATATGGAGATTGGTCTTTAGCTTTGTTTTTGTTTTTTTTCATATGGTGTTTGGCCATAAATGATTAAATTGCGCCTGTTAAGTAATAATCACTCAAGCCAGATATCTGATATAACTTTATTGCGAATTCTCTGTTCCAGCGGCCTGTTAAGCCAGAAGCAGGCGCACCAGAAGAAGGAGCGCCAGTGCCTGTGTATCCCCTGCACTCAGTTAAGAAAATGGGTAAATCTGCCCCGCTGATTGCGAGTTCGTGAAGCCTTGTTTCAAAATCTGATACTGTGCCTGTGATATACATTTGATTTATATTACACTTGTGCTGCTGAAAAAGTTTAGAAAATAAAAAAGCCCTGCGGATTTTTTGACCTAATGATTTTAAAATTTATGGTATTTTGTTTCTATTTTTGGAAAATAGGTCCCCTATAGCAAAAGGATGTAATTTTTATTAATTATTATTACATTTTAGTTTAAGATTTGAGGGGTCTTGGGATTTTTTTAACCTGATGAATATAGGTAGATACATAATGAGACAAACATTTCTTTATTTTAATTAATTATAATTTTATTTAATTATAATTTTATTTAATTAGATTTGACCC